CATTGAGGGCCGGTGAGGCCGGGAAGGAGATAGCTGCCATGGTAGTGTTTTCTAGTTGTTGGTTGGTTTTTCGACCCAACTTCCTCCGAACCATTCGTAGGTGGTGAGGTCAAAAGTGTGTGTCCAACGCTGCCCGGTGTAAGGGTGTGCGGGCGGCGTATCGGAAAAGGTCGCGGGGAGATCGGCGGCTTGCTGGTAAGTGCTGCCATTCCAAAGCCAGAGAGTGCCGCTATCCTGCGCGAGGTAGATGCGGGCCTCTTTGCCGGGTTGAGGGAAGCTGTCGGCGGAGGGATAAATGACGAGTTGCTTGATGCTGTCATCGGGCAAAACGATCTGAAACTGGGAGAGGTCCAGTTGCTGGGTGATGTTGGTCTCGGTGATCGTCGTCATGCGTAGGTGGCGGTCTCCCGGTTAGTCCACGCGACATTGGTCGCCTTGGCGGTGGCAGTGACGGTTCCGTTGGCGGAGAGGGCGGAACGGGTGATGGTCCACTTCGCTACGGCGGCAGGGGAGCCGGTGGCGGGGATGTCGGAATTGAGGAGCAGGCCGTAGTAGGAAAAGGTGCCTGCGGTGTTGAGGGCGAAGGAGTGGATGTAGTTGTCCGGATCGCGCTGGGTGCTGGCCGAGTAAAGGCCGAGGGCGACGACGACGATCTTTGCGCCGTTGGGAATCGCGGTGGCGAAGGTGATCGTGCCAGCACCTTGGTTGACGAGGTAGTCAATCGTCGGTTCCTGTGTGACGCCGTTGATCGCCACGATGACATGGTTCGGGTCGCTCGATTTGAGGCCGGTGACCGGGAAGGTGCGGAGGGTGCCGTTGCCGGTGAGGGTGGTTTTTGCCGAGTCGAGGAGACCGGCTTGAGGGAGACCGAAATTAAGAACGGCGGTGCTGCCTGCCCCGGTATTGGTAACAAAGGGCGGGGTGGTGCCGGAAACTGCGGTGACATCACCGACTTGGACGAGGAGCGATGGGTAACTGACGCCGCCTGCGGGTCCGCCTCCGCTGACCTGCGCGGCATCGACGCCATCGCCTCCATTGCGGGAGGAGACGAGTTTGCTCGACATCCACGCGGGCTTGATGCGGCCCTTGCGTTCGGTGGAGTCCCGGCGCATGGCGGGGCTTTTCCCGAGGATTTCGGTTTCCTTCGCGAGGAGCGCGGCTTTGTTGGCATCGCCGGTCAGAGGGACGGCGAGCTTGGAGGCGAGGTTGGCCGTGAGTAAGTCTATGAATAAGGAGTCGAAGAGGCTGACCTCGGTGACCTTCTTGACATATTCCAGAGTGATCGCCGTGCCGAGCCAGACATCCCAATCGGTCGTCCAACTGGCGGACACGCCGGGTTGCTTGGTCGAACCGGCAACCAGGCAGCGGTAAACCGCGCCGTTGTTGGAAACCGCATTGCCGACCTCGTAGGTGCGTCCGGTGACCCATGCGGGCGAGCCGGAATCGGCATTGGTGAGGACGAAATTCCCAGCGACTTCCCATGCCGAATCGCCGGTCGAGTAGTCGTAGTCGTTAACCCGGAAGACGCGCAGGCAGTCGGCGGGGATCGCGTAGCGGTATGCCCACTTGTATTCCGGGCGCGGGAGGGTTTCGGTGACCGTGGTGGCCTTCATCGCCCATGTCCATGAACCAGCGAGGAGGAGGGCATCGCGCACCTGCGGGTAGAGGGACTTGGCGAGGAGGAGGGCGTGACTGCTGGAACTGAACTGCTCGCCGGTGCCAATGCGGAGGATCGCTTGGCGGCAAAGTTCGTCTTCGGAAATCGAGACGGCTGGGCGGAATGCCGCCCTGCTCTCAACCGCCGACTTCAGCGCCGGTTGAGAGATAAGGTATTGGAGTTCTTGGAAGAACTGCTCTTTCATTTTTTAGCAGGCATCGCTTGCGGAGAACCCATTTCCAGAAGTTGCGCCAACTTCATGGCCAAGGTGACAATCAGCACATTGAGGAAGACCGGCGGGTATTTGCTGACATCCGAAACGATGGAAATAGCCTCGACTTGAATGGGCGAAACCTCGTTCGTGTGGATGTAACCGGAAACAATCTCCCATTTGCCGAAGTTCTCGTCCTCGTCCACGCCGTTGACGCGAAGCACCTTGAGGGTGCCGGTGGGGAGGGCGTAGCGTCTGAGGTAGCCGAATGCTGGAGCCTGCCCATCGGCGGTGATGGTGGATTGCGACCGGGCGAACTGCCAATCGTAGTCCGACAGCACTTCGTTGCGGGTCTGGTCGTAGAGGCTGGTCGCCAGCGCCATGGGTTCGCCAAAGGGCTTGAACGAATCGGCGCTGCCCACGCGAAGGATGGCTTGGCGGCAGATTTCGGAAACCGAGTTGGCGGCGGTGGTGGTGCGAGGCTTGGCGGATTTCTCGATGAGAATGCGGATGCTTGGGCGCATCATCGTTTCTATGGCAAGGGTTGCCATCGCCTGTGCGATTTCGCCTTTTTGCGTGAGCGGCATGGAAATCTTGGCCGCGAGGCGGGAGATCAGAGCTTCCGTAAAAGGAGGAGGGAACTTGGTCACATCGGTTTGCTTCCAAGTGTAGTCGATTTTGATGCTCGCCGATGCGGCTGCGCCGACATAGGTGAATGTCCCGCTAACAAGAGACGAGAGGGTGAATTCAGCCCCCGAACTAACCAGCACCACCTTCGATGTGTTTGCGGTGATCGAGGAATTGGCAATGCCAATACCTCCGCCGGTAAGAGTGGTGATATTGAATGTGTTCCCGCTGGGGTTGCCGGAAACAATGTATGTCTCCGTGGTGTTCAGATTTGAACCGGCAGGCAGGTTAATGAATTTGACTTTTTCCCCGATGGCAACGCCGGTCGAGCTTCCCAAGTCGCTATGAAGGTATCCGCCAACGATCTCCCATTGTCCGAAGTTTTCGGAAGAATCGATGTTTTCTGCCCGGATGACTTGCAAAAAGTCTGTCGGGAGAAGGTATTTGCGAGAATATCCCTGCGCTGGCGCGGTAGTATCCGCCGTGATGCTCAACTGCTTTTTGGCAAACGCCCACGGCACATCGGAAAGCAGTTCCTCCAGAGTCTGGTCATAGAAGGAATTGGCAAAAACCATCGGTTGCTTAATGAGAGTCTCCGAAGACCCCAACCGCATGATGGCTTGTTTGCTGACTTGTGTGCGGGTGGTGATGGTATTGGTTGCCATCGAGTCCGCGATGGATTCGATCTCGCGTTTCAAAGCTGACCGCTCGGTCAGCATTTCAAATTCCTTGGAGGCCGCGATAGCTTGATCGCTCAAGCCCATGGCCATAGCCAACTTGTAAGCCATGCGGACCACGACCATTTCCTTGAAGATCGCCGGGTAGCTAGTATCACTTGCGGGCAGGGCAATGTAATCAATGGCAATCGTGGTGGCAAGATTGGTGTGGATTTTGTCGCCGACTTCCTCCCAAGTGCCGAAATTTTCCGCCGAATCAATGCCATTGATTCGCATGACTTTCAAAGACCCGCTAGGGATTGGATAGCTGTTATCGTAGCCTGTCACAGGAGTTCCTGTTTTTGCCACGCCGCCCACTTGCTGGCGGGCAAACCGCCAATCAAACTCTGAAAGAATTTCCAGCACCGTGGGTTGGTAGAATTTCGCGGCGAAGACAAACGGTTGGCCTTGATTCTTGTAGGTCTCCGCATTGCCAACCCGAAGGATCGCCTGCCGGATGAGTTCCGAAGCGGTTGCGGTAAGGGTGCCACTATAGTTGGCGACCGACTCGATGGACTCCAGCAAGGCCGGTTTTGCCATGAGGAATTGGAGTTCTTGGAAGAGTGATTCGTATTTCATTTGGATTCAATGATGCCGCACAATTTGAGTGCGAGGGTTAGGGTGAGGATTTGAACAAAAATGGGGGGGAATTTGGTCACATCGGTGATCTTGGTGGTGTAATCGATGATGATCGGATAAGTCGCAGGGAACGGCCCCATGCCGGATTGTCCGAGATTTGTGTGGATGTAATTTCCAACAATTTCCCATTGGCCGGAATTCTCCGAATCATCGATGTTGTTGATTCGGATTATTTTTCCGGTTCCTGCTGGGATAGCGTATCTGTGAGCATATCCGCTGGTAGGACTTTGACCGTCTTTGTTTAAGGAAATCTGCGCCCTTGTAAACGCCCACTCGAAATCGGCGAGTAGTTCATCGCGGGTTTGCTCGTAAAGAGACTGCGCGAGGAGCATGGGTTCCCCGTAGGGCTTGAAAGCTTCCAGCGACCCGACCCGAAGAATGGCCTGTCGGCAGATTTCCGTGACGGTATTGGCCGCCGAGGTGGTGGTCTTGGGCGCTTGCGTGTTGATCAGAAGCGAGCGGAGTCCGGGCTTCTGCATGGTCGCGCCAAAGATTTCCGCCATTTGGCCGAAAAGGTCTTTCGAGCCGGTCAGCGGCATGGCGAGGAGTCCGGCTAATTTGATCGTCAGTAATTCCACGAACAACGCCGGGAATTTTGCCGGATCGGTCACGGACGCGATGTAATCGAGCGCGACCGGGGAAGAGAGGTTGGTGTGGATTTTGTCGGCGATGATTTCCCACACGCCAAAGTTTTCGTTGGAATCGACATTCCCAAAACGAAGCGCCCGCAGGAAATCTGTGGGCAGAGTGTATTGAACGGAGTAGCCAGAAATCGGGGCCGTGCCGCTGGTGAGATTCACTTGCTTGCGGCAGAATTGCCAATCGAACTCGGCTTGGAGTTCATCGACCGTCTGCGTGTAGAACAGAGAACAATACTGAGCCTGAGCGGTCGCGTCCGTGAGTGCGGTGATGCGGGAATCACCGAGGCGGGCGAGAGCGAGGTTGCAGATTTGGATGTCTGTCATTGAGCAGCGGTCAGATCACAGATTGAAAAAATGGGCGGCAGACATTTCCCGGTCTGCCAGCGGGGTGCGGGAATTAGGCTTCGTCGCAGGCGATCTCGACGACCTTCTTCTCTTCCATACGGACAGCACCGAGGCTGGCCACGGAACGGATTTGAAGGGAGTGCGAGAGGTCCGTGCGGACATCCATGTAGGTTTTCAGTCCACGCTCCGCGAGAACGATGCCACTCTTCACATAGGCGAAGCAGGAGCGAACCGTTGAGGCGAGGCCAAGGAGTTGGGTGCGGCGGAATTTGAAACCCATGAAGGTGTTCACATTTCCGTCCACCAAGGCGCGAACCGTGTTGTAGTCGGCGCTGGTCACTTCAGTCGTGCGGAGCAAGTCTTGAAGTTGGCGAGCCGAAACCACAATGATGCGCTCCTCTTCCTCGTCCACTTCAGCGGCGTCGAGAATGAACTTGGCGCGGCGGAGCTTGGCGATGGTGAGGCCGGAATTTACAGCGGTTCCGCTTTCCACCATGTTGACAGCGACCTTTTGGCCAGCAGGCAACGGAACTGCGGTGAGGCCGGTTGTGCCTGTCATGGAATCTCCGCCGAGGGCTGAGATAATGACGGTGTCACAAGTGCGGGCATAAGCTGCACCGTGGGATTGGACGATGGGGCTTGTTGGCAGGACGACTTCGCCGAGCTTGGCCTCGTCCCATTCGTCGAGAAGTTTTGCGGTGTCGTATTCCTTTGTGCGAACCCAGCGTTTGGCGAAGGTTTGATCGGTGATACGGGTTGTCACCGAGCGGTCCACGATTTCAGCCATCGTTGCGGTGTCAATCGTGTTGTAGGATTTCTCCTTACCCTCGATGGAATCCACGGTGACATATTCTTTCAGCCGGGAATTTTTTTGTTGAACGAGGTGTTTCCAGTTCGCGTCGAACTGGGTCGTGTAGTGATTCGGGATAGTGGTCAGAACATTGTTAGCCATTTTGGCCTCCTTGGTTGATTGGGTTGATTGGGTTGAGTTGGTATCAGTCGAAACTGATGGTTTTTCTGCTCCCTTCGCTTTTCCGAGTGTCCCGTGAGGGGTCAGCGGCGGCGGGTATTAGGGAGCAGGCTCAACGAGGAGGTGTCTGCTCTG